TTGGTAAACTGTAGCGTTGCTCATATAAGCTGCTGGTTGAGTAGCACCTAAGTTGTTGTCCAACTTAGCAATGAGCTCAGTCCAAGATTCAAATGCTCTTCTGAGTTTGAAGTCTTCATCATTGATAATGGTTACTGTCCAAGCATCAATTGTTCTATCACCAGCAACTTTGAAAATTCTTCCTCTAAAAGGAACATCAATTGGTGAAATGTTTGATGCTGGAAGTGCAGCTGCCTTGCACAGATATTTGAATTTATCTGCATCCCAGGAAATTCCAGCTGGGAAAGTTGTTAACTCAACTTCAAATAGATTGGGACGAGCACCACCACCACTTAAAGCACTCTTAAATTGAGAGATTGTCTTGAGTCTTGCCACGATTCGTTACCTCCTTAAGGTTATTTATTGAATAATGATCAAACAGTACCTGCAACTTCTTCAAAACTTACGCCTGTGCGGGTTGCAACAAAGGTAAGAGTTACATAATTAATAGACTTGGCGGGCTTCAGGAAGATGTCCGCTCTAAACTCATTATTATCAATAACGTCAGGAGTGTTATTAGTTGTGTCACAGACTACAAGGAATCCATAGAGACCTCTCTTTGCCTGAACATCACGGAGATAAGGTTCAACAATGTTCTTAAAGTTTGCTCTTGTCAGTTCATCGTTCAATTCAAAGAGTTGTGCCTGAGCAGCTCTTTGGAGTGCTTGCTCAATAGTGAGGAACAAGCGACGAACGTTGATTCTATCAAATGCAGATGCGTAACCAAGAGCAGTTTTATCGCCAAACAGGAGAGTACCAATACCTGGTTGAGTTACAATTGCGTTAACTCTTTGTGGGTAAAGTTGATCTCTCTGTGCTTTATTTGGATTATATGCAAGTTTGATTGCATTGTTGATAATGCCTCTCTGCTGACCAGCAGGAGAGAACCAAGGATATGCAACAATGTTGGTGCGGCACATTAGACCAGCAACGTCTGCGTTACAAGGAACATAGACAAACTTATTGTTGAATCTGTCGTAGGTGTACTTGTATCCACTATCAAAGATTGCGTATGAAGAAGATGGTAGAGAACTAAAGTACTTAACAAGATTGTTTGTCTGAGTTGTAGTATTGGTGACACCAACCAGATCAGATTTGTGAGGTCCAACAGTTGCTACACAATCCTTTCTTTGCTCTGCAAGAGAAATTAGATAACTTGCTTTTGCTTGAGAATCTGCAACGTTGTCCATACCAGGACCCATGATTAAGTAGTCTACTTGAATTTCATCCTTATTGGAGAACTTATCGTAAGAAGTGATCAAGTCCCCAAGCGTTGCCTTCATTCCACCAGAAGCAGAATAATCAACACCACCACCAAGAGTGTAAGTTTTATTTCCAATTGCACTAAAGGTTACGTCCTGAGCATTGGAACCCCAAAGACCACTTGCAGTGGAGACTGGTGTAAAGGAAGCAGAAGGAACGCCAGAATATGTGGTAAATCCAGTTGCTCTTGGTGCAGTACCCCAGTAAGCATCTGCAGCACTTGATGGATTTCCGCCAGCATAAACTTGTGATGAGAAATCTGCAAGATATTGCTCATACCAAATTTTCTGTGGAGAATTGACCGCAGAAACAGAATCAAGAGCCTTAGAAAGACTTACGTGCTTTTCAAGAATAGTTCCTTGGTTTCCAGTAATTGTTCCAAGATCATCAACTACAACAACGTGAATAGCATCATTCTTTCCATTTCTATCTAAGGAATATCTATTTGTTGCAGGTTTAGGTGCAATAGACTTCCAATAGATTGTAGTGTTGGTCAATCCAAGAGTTTGTTGATTATACCAATCAGAAACAGAAGCGACAGTTGCAGTTCCAGCGGAAGCACCTGATGAATTTATAAAGTTAACAGTCTGAGTTGCTGCAAATGCTGCAAAAGAAGTACCTTCAGCATAATTAATTTGAGTTTCAGTTCCAGTTGAAGAAACTCTTGAAGTTACCTTTACGGTAATGGTGCTGTTGCTGTTAGTTGCATCTGTAGTGATGCCCGTAATGATACCCTTGAGATAACCGGTAAATGATGAGGTAGAACCTGCACCAGGTAAAGTTACTGAAGTGAGAGGTGTAGTAACACCAAATCCAATTTGAGCACCAAGAGCACCGACGTTGGTAGTATTAACGCCAATGATTTGATCTCCTAAGTCATCAATAACACATACCTTTAGATTGTTTGCCCAAGATCCTGGGTTCTTTGCCGCAAAGGTAAAGTTATTTCCGTCCGAATGATTATTTGTATAATCATCATAGTTGTCAATCTTCAATGCTGATGTTGATGCTGCACCAACCCCTGCATTTGCGTTATTTAAGGTTGAACCACCAGTTCTAACTACCTTAAGTACGCCACCATATGAAAGGTATGATGAAGCACTCATCCAGTACTCATACTGCGAGTCTGTTGAAATTGGTTTGCCAAATGTATTGATTAAATCTTGTTCGGTTGCAATATCAATTGGGAAATCAACAGGTCCAATTGGGAAGGGTCCAGCGATTGCGCCAATATTATCTAAAACATTATCAGCTCTTCCTACAGTTAAATCAACTTCCCTGACGAGTACGCCTGGAGATAATTGAGGAGTCGCCATTTTTTTCTCCGTGAAATCTCAGTTTATCTAAAAAATATTTATTAAAAAGATACTTTACACAGGGGAAACTTGACGTGAATATCTACCAATCAGGATATTCCCAATTTGTTGATCGGGAGACAGTCTTTTTACTTCCTATTATTCTCCTTATCGTACACTCCTTACACTCATATGAATATGATGAAGAAACAGGACCACGATCTTTTCTTGTTCTATAAAATCCGTCTATTAAATTTTTCATTTCCCCGCAGACTCTACATTTTCTATCTGCGAGTAACAAATGTCCAAGTTTTATCTGCTTGTCTAAATCCATTTACATGTATTCCCACATATAAGCACGATCTCCATATTCATCAACAAACCATCTATCACCATCCACATCAACAAAACTACTGGTGTCTAATCCATCAGACACGAATCCAAAAGGTGCCATGTCCTGTTCAATTTGATTTTTCTGCTCCTCATACAAACGTTTTCTGACATCTTGATCAGTGAGTTCTTTAAAATAATCTTGGGCAACTAACCAAGCGTATATTACAAGACACATTGCAAGGTCATCATTACATCCTTCTTCTGCCTCAAAGGAGTTGTGCTTCTGAATAAAAGTAGTAAGTTCACTGATAATTTCATAATCATTCAATATTAATTTACTTTCTTCAATCATTGTCTTGAGATTTAAGCACCCAACCTTCTTGACAGTTTTTGACATCTTAACACCAAGTTGAGTTTTCTTTCCAGAAAATCCTTGCCCAACGATTTGACCTGCTCTACCTCTCATAGAACACATCAGAAGATTATTATATTCTAAATCATATTGAATAATACTTGCTACTTGATCCCCCACATCATTAACTTCACATAAAATATATGCGTTGTTATATGCTGTTGCTGTTTCATGAATAATGCTTGGAAATAGCATTGGCTTGATTTCATTATTTCTATATTTGGCAACTACCTTATGAGGGAATTCTGTAATGTCCACAACAGTGAATGCTGAATAGTCATTTCCCACCCCTCTGGCAACGTCTACAGTGATTAGATAATCATGATTGTCCTCTGGATCCACATAAACATCTAAACCCGCGCTACGAGTCTTGGGGGCGTCGTAGACGAGCGTTCTGAGTTTAGATGGAGCGATAAGGGTATCAACAGATCCAAGGAATTCGCATTCAAACTCAACTTTAAATTGCTGTTCAGAAGTGTTTGCAATAGTCTGCTTTTTCCACTCCTCATCTCTCCCAGGAACTTCACTCCAATGAACGTCCGTGAAAACATATTCATTTTTACCTTTCTCAGCATCATGCCACATTCGGTAGAAGTGATTCATACCATGTGGAGTAGAAACAATTATAACTTTAGTTTGTTTACCTGAAGTAATTGTTGGATATACGGACGCAAAGAATGAATCTGCAATGTGATTTGGAACGAACGCAAATTCGTCCAAAAATAGAATATTGAATGACATTCCTCGGACAGCAGATGCAGATGTGGAAGCAGCTAGGATCTTAGATCCATTTTCCAATTCCAAGGAACCTTTGTTCCATGATATAATTCCCTGCTGCATCCATTTTGGTAGATTCTCATATGCAGTCTGCAATCTATCCAAAAGTTCTCTTGCTGTTGCTGCTTTGTTTGCAAGAATACCAATATTCACGTTATCATTAAACACTGCATAATGAAGTAGAAAAGACACAACAGTTGTGGATTTACCAGTCTGTCGTGGCATCTTGCAGATATTAAATCTGTGATTATGAAAGTTATTAATTAACTTTTCTTGGAAATGATATGGTTTGAATGTTTGTAGACCATGATCCAGGGTTACAATTTTTACATAATTGTTTGCAAAATAAACAGGATCGTCTTTACACTTCACAAATTCTAAAATTTGCTCTTGTGTAAATTCAATTGGAGTATTTGCTTTTTTTAAAAGCGGATTACCAAGGTAAACATCATTTGACATAATATAACCTACTTATTAATTACAGTTCCAGCGACGAAGTGCTTTATTAATTCTTGAATCCGGATCTCTTGCAGTTTCTGCAGAAGTTAATTTTGATTTCATACCTTTCATTCTGCGACAAAACGAAGCACGACGTTTTGCTCTTTTTCCTTCTGGATTCTTTTCAGTAACTGCAGTTTGAAGTTTTGAACCTGGATTTTCTCTACGATATGCTTTAACTGCTTCTGGACTTAAACCATCTGTCTTGTCCTGACGATTTACCTTCTGCCAATCCTCATCAACTTCAACTCCTTCTCCCATAGTTTTTACATAATTTTTACTTGGACCTGGTTTTGCAAAACTGCCACCTTGAGGTCCAAATGGTTGAATTAATGGTTGTCCAGGTTGAATTTCTGATACTGAGTGGTAAACTACAATGCATCCAGGATATACTTTCTGTAACTCATCACTAATTTCTTTGCGAGTTGGAATTTTTACTTGTGGGAAGAACATCTTGAGAGAATAGTACTTACCTCTCCAAGAAAGAGAAACCGCAATTACGTTTCCAGTTTGTGCCTGGAGTCTTGTTGCTTCCTTGACTTGAGATCTAAAACCTTTGATTGGATCTGGTTTTATTAAGTCAATGACCTCCGCAAAAGTATTTCCATTCAAATCTTGAATAGTTTGTTCTGTTGCTGGAACACAATTTGGGACGATCTTTTTGCCCTTCTTTTTCATTCCAACTTGCTTATATCCAGACCAACATGCCTCTTCCATTTCTCCACTATTAACATAATCTGCTGCAGTGTCAATATAGTCTGCTGCTTTGGTAATTTTTGATTGTACCCATGCCTCAAGATCTCCTTCTCCCCTACCAACTTTTGATTGAAGTCTCTTCACAGCATTAACAATGGTTTTTAGTTCCGATCTTGCCATTGAATATTCTTCGTCTTTCACAGAAACCTTATCCCAGGCTTTTTCTCCATACGAACATTCAGATCTTGTTTCCCTCTTATCGCAAAGAGGGCAGTATCTTTGTTCTTCAACTGCTTCAGATTTATTTCCCCAGTTCGCTGCGCCAACTTTACGGCATTTTACAAGAGCACCGGAAGCATATGCACTTGGCCAGACACTATAACGAGACTTGACCTTACTGTAGCAAGCATCTTTTTTTCCGCTACCTTTGCCTGGTTTATCTTTTGCTTCCTGCACATCCATTTCTTCTTTCATTTTCTTCTTAGGTGAATCTGTAGAAACATAGGTTGGTTTTGCAGATCCTGTTTTTTGTTGTTGTCCAGGATCTGCTTCTTTTTTTCTTCTTGCTGCCGAAAGTCTTTCTGCTGGAGTCATGCTTGCCCTTTTCGCAGATGAAACACATTTGGGGACACCCTCTCCAGGTTCATCACTTGCACAAGTTCCACCAGTCACTACATTGACCCAACCGGATTTTCCATCCTTTGATTTGGATTTTCCAAACCAATCGCGAAGACCTTCCTCAGTAACATCTTTAAATTTTTTGTGATGCTTTTTGGCATCTGCTTCCATTTTTTTCAAACGAGTATAATAATCTGGAATTTCGTCCAAGTGCTGAAGAGCAATATCTTTGGCAAGATCATGATCTTTTGTATGCTCATGCTCAATGGGTTCTCCCATGTCAAGTTGCTTTTGTATGAAAGAAACATCAAGACGATGCTTCTTTGCAATTTGCTCAACTGTTTTATGTGACTTGATCTTGGGCATTATTCAACTGGTTTTGATTTAGTACTCTCACCTTTTGCTCTTTTTTTTCTCCCCGCACAATGAGCACGTTGAGAGAATCCTTTTGGATCTGAGCAATTAATACTCTTTTTATATTTATTAGTCCATTCTTCTTGAAACTGCTTAAATGTCTTCATTTTTGGGTTGTTGCTTCAAGAGTTTTGCAAGTTCTGCAGTGGATCCAACAAAAAGGGCATTATTTACTGTCGTTGGACCTTTGCCAACTTTTTCCTCTTCAATATCTTTAAGTTTCTTTTGAAGATCCATCAACTTATCTGTGGCATCAGCGACGTTCTTAATAAGTTGTCCTGCAACTTCATAGGCACGAGGCATCTCACTTTCTTGAGCAAGTTCAAGAATGCCATTAATTGCTTCCTGACCTTTTTCTATTAATGAATATAAGTTTCCTCTTGTGTAGTTGTAGTCTTTTTTAATGTCATCAACAGTAGAGGCAATCGTCTCTATTTTTTCAATTTCACTTTTAGATTCAATAGGAACTATTTCACCTTCAACATTGAATGCATCATTTAAACTGTCAAATTTTTTTGTCATTTTCATAAATTAATACCATTAAATCCAAAGTCATCGCCATCTTCAATTAGCGTGTTATCCGTAGTCGTAATAGACTTGACCGGAGATCCTGCTAAGTGTGAAGTTATCGTTGTATTATCTCTACCTCTATCAACAGTAAGAACATTACCTGCCTTAGACCTTACGAATACTTCTTCACCCTCAAGATCTAAGTAAGTGTTTACTGATATAGAACTTGCATTGTCTACCGTAATGAGTATATCTTCCGTAGTAATATCTTTTGTGAGGTTTGTAACGACTGTTCCTGTGTAATTCTTGATAGCTCTTGGTTGAGCTGAATATACAATTTCTCTGGTCGGTGTATTTGTAGTGTCTCCAGCAACGTAACCAATTGTAGTTTTCTTGATAATATCTTTGGAAGCAGAAGAAACTGGACCAAACAGATAAGTTTTAACAGTAAATCTTAAAGTATAAATTAATACTCTTCTTGTTGTGAAATTTCCTTCATAGTCGTCCTGCATTGTAATGTTTTCAAGAACAACTGGTATGTCCCTCTTCTCATTAATAATATCAACCAACTCCACACTCATCGTATATGCTGGTTGAAAATATGGTAAAATTTGTTCAATAATTTGAAGAGCATCATCATTTAACTTAGACATAATGCTAAGTTCAAATTGCATATTATATGGAACTGGAAGATATACCTTTTTAGTTTCTTTTCCGTCTTCTGCTGATTTTGCAGTAAATGTTTGAGTAGTAGTTGATTTCCTTGTTGGATCATAATTTAAACCAGTGAACTCAAATGACATTCTTGGCAATGTAATTTGAACTGGTTTACTTAAATCTGGAGATTGTTCTAATCTTGCCAGAAATTTTTGTGTTGGCCCGTAAGCAAGAGGAACCTTAATGACATTAGTAACAGCTCCACTATTATTAGTGTGCTTTATACTTATCTCATTAAACAAAGAA